TAATAATAACATTTTTTTCGATATTTTGTCAATAATTATAATATATAACTTTAATTGATAATAAAATATAGTTTTTTGAAAAAAGACGGTACTTTCTCACGAACTATAATGATATCAAATATATTATTTATATAGCCTTCTATTTTCCTCGTCTCCCGTCCGCACTCCGCTCGTCTCATAGAAGGCTATATAATTATTATTTCATAATTTGCCCCCCTCCCCCCCATCAAGGACGCAAAATAAGGACGAAAAAGCCGGAGCTTTTGCCTTATTCGGCATATCCTTGACAGGAGACTCTGGGGCTTTTAGGGAACAAACGTGTCCGTTTGAACGCATTACCAGCAAGTCTTATGGCGGGAGTTTCGCCAATTGTGCCAAAGGTCGGGTGCTAGGTCTTATCATGCCTACTTCCCTCATACATAATTTTATTACATGGTTGTTAGTTGTGTATTTTTTTACATGAAACAAATAAAATTCCCCTAGGATTTCTATGATCCTAGGGGATATATTTTATTTAGACGCTAAATATTGTAATTTATTGATTGTATTACCAGATACATGTTTAGTTACTTTATTAAGTTGACCATGTACATTTTCAGATACATCTTCAATTTTCTTGTTTAGATAATCACCTATACCAGCAATTGATTCTTGTAAACCAGTTTGTACAGAATTAACTTTTTGCTCAGTTTGAGCTTGAGAAGCAACCATTCCGTTAATACCAGAAGTATTACCAGTGATCTTAGTAAGCTCTTCATAAATTGCAGCAAGATATTGAATTTCAAGACTATTGTCAGATTCAGTACCTCTACCATATTTAACTTGTGCTTTAGCAGCATTCTTATTGAAGTCGATAACTTTACTATTACCTTCAATTACAGCTTGTACTTCTTGAGGAACACCTTTAGCTCTACCATAGATAGCATGTTTACCCATACCATAATCTAAGCTAGAATCCCCAAGGATTTCCTTTTGACTACGAGTAGCTGCACCTGATGGTACGTTACCATTACCATCTCCGCCTGTGGCAATATATCCATTGATGTTATCTGCACCAAAGTCATTAGCAATATTACCATGGACAATAAGATTTTGACTAGACGAGTTACCCCAATAACCACCTTTGCCATCTGCAATTACTACATGGTCAGCTTCAGGGTCAGATGTTAAAGTATTAAGTAATACTACATCGCCTTGTTTACCGCCCATATTTGCAGGTTTGAATGCATAAGGTGTATTATTATGAGCATCAGTCTCAGCTGTAGGAACGTAATAGTTAATTTGATTTTCTCCAGCTTGTTCAAGATATTTGTTAACGAATGTAGTACACCCATTATTACCAAAACCTTCTTGACCAACCATAGATTGTGCCCATTTAGATGCTTTAGATAGATCACCATTGCCGGTAGGGCCACCAGATGATACACTATTACCACCATCTAAACCTAGCATAGACATAGCATTTTTCATGAATGGATTACCCATAATCATATTATCGATCATTCCACCATAGCTATTTCTAATATTATCAAATTGCTTAAATAAAGAACCGAAGATTGAAGGTTTAGCTCCGCCATTACCACCTTGAGTTGTCATAATAGAAGCTAAGTTATTACCATTGCTTTGGAATATAGCTCTAGCATATTCTTCACGGCTACCAACGTCACCATATCCTTCATAATCTTTCATTACAGCTAGTGCTTGATCTAAAGTAGAAGCATTTTTGAATGCATCTAATGTACCTCTAGCACTCATTTCACTAACCATAAATTCTAATTGTCCTTCTATAGTATTAGCTCTATCTCCGGCAAAGTCTAATAATGCTTGAGTACGACTACCAGTCCATTGACATAAGCCATATCCATTACCACCTTCACCACCGGCGATAGAAGCTTGAATACCACCGCCACCTTGGCTTGCTTCTGGATTGAAGCTAGATTCTTGTTGCATTGAACCCATGATAGCGGAAGCTGCTTGAGTACTGAATCCTTTATTAATCAACCATGTCCAGATTTGTTGAGCGTTATTACCACGTCCGAATCTTGGACCTTTACCTCTACCAAATGCATTTGCAGAGATTGTATTTTTCAATACACTCATCAAATTATATTTAGTATTATTGGAATTTGATTCAGGATCTTGAATTGTAACTTTACCACTTCTTGGATCATATCCAGTTGCAGTTACATAGTGAGGATAACCACCAAATGGATGTGTACTAGAAGTAGAACCAGTTGAGGATTCGCCTTGTAATACTACAGGATTACCATTCATCAAACTTCTAATAGTACCGGCAGCATCTGTTTGATACGAAGTAGCACCATGAGATGCAGCATAGCTGTTAAAGAATGAAGGAGCAACACCTGTATCCTTACCCTTGAATCCATTATTTAATGCAAATTGAGAAGCTTCTACTGGATTAATTGAGCCTGCACCAAGCGCTCTGAGAGCATTAGCTCCGGCAACTGGTCCACAACCAGAATCTCCAATAGTTTGAGTTATGCTATCTCCATATTGATTAAATTTAATACCAGCATATTTAGGATCAGTTTGTTTGAAGTATTTACCTTTACCATAGTTAGGATTATTTGGTTGATAATCCTTACCTTTAACAGCTTTATAAATACGTCCACCAATTTCACTTGTACCTAAATAGTCCTCTGCACTATTAATAGCATTGGAAGCTGTTTTCTTAGCCCATTCATAGTTATTGCTAACAAAATTCTTAGCACTATTCATCATGCTAGAGATTTTATTTTTAGCACTATCCCATAAAGTAGGACCGTTCTTACTATCAGTCTTAGTATCTTTCTTTGTTGGATCAGCATCTTTGCCTTTACCAGATTTACCAAAGAAGAAATCTTTTACAGATTGACCGAATGATTTACCAAGAACTTTTTCATTATATTCTTCTACAGAAGATACAGAACTAGGAGCACCAGATGGTTTATCTTGAGATCGATTGTATTTATCTATTTCAGAAATAGCTCTCGCTTTTTGTTGACTTAGATCAATATCAAATAATCCACATAATAAATCAAAGTAGAATTGTCCACCTAGAACGTCAAATAATAGACTATCGATACCATTACATAATGCAGCTAACCATTTAACATCATCGTCGACTTCTTCGTCAGCTAATACACCTGCAATATTATACCATCTAGTTCTACCATTTGCAACAGAAGCAGCTAAATCAACACCTGTCCATACCGCAATAGCAATAGCACCCAAACCAGCTGTAGCGGCAGTTAAACCTGCAGCCGCAGCAACTTTAGCACCAATCTTAGCTAATGCTTTAGGGGATCGCTTAATACCATTTAGAATAGATTCAGCAACCTTAGCCATAGTACCAGCACTCTTACCCTTAAGGATAGGAACGTGTTCGGCTATAGATTCTAAACCACCAGCTATTAATTTCTTAAGGAATTGGAAACCTTTACCCATCTTTTCACTAGCACCATGAGCTGCACCCGATAAGGATTTTAGACCAGCTTCATGTACACTCTTCAAAGAATCAAATCCAGATTTCATTTTCTTAGAAATAGACTCAATTATACCTTTATTACTAGAAGATGCTTTTTCTAACATCTTAGTTTTAGATAAAGTCTTTTCAGCATTCTTAGCAGCATCTGCTACTTTTTTACCTCTAGCTCCTTTTAAATAAGAACCAGCGGCTTTAGCTCCAGCTGTAACTTTTTCTGAACCATTTATAGCATTCCAAACAGTCTTAACTCCTTTGCCTATACCTTTACCGGCTAACTTAACACCGCCACGGATTAGGCTACCACCAGGAATTAATTTTGTAGCAATATAACCAGCAGCTAATCCAGTACCAGCTCGTGTTAATAAATTACCACTAGCCTCAGGATCATCAACTGTAGTTCTATTGCCATTTTCATCTACTACTGTTTTATTACCCATAATATAATCAATGATACTGTTAGCACCAGATTTTAAACCACCCCAAAGAAGATCTCCAAGAGCAGGTAAAACTGTGTCAGTCATCATCTTTCCAATAGAAGGCATTAAATCTCCTACTGCTTTACTAATAGCAGGAAGCATAGGTCCTAATATGGCTAACCCAGCCCCCATAGATGCTATAGTTCCTATATTACTAAATAGACCATCTGCCACTTTACCAAGTAATCCTTTAGAAGTGCGATCTCCATCTTTCTTGTCATCTTTTTTACCGATTCCAAGTTTACTGAAGATTTTACTAAAGAATCCTTCTTGCTTCTTATCCTTATTAGATTCATCACGTTTACGATCAGATCTAGATTCATTGTCTTCCTCATTATCACTTCCATCAGTAGCGCTATAATGAGTAACACCATTAGAATCAGTCCAGCGTTGACTATTTGATTTACCTTTGAATCCTTTAATTATAGTTTTGGCTTTTTCATCCTTAGGGATTTCTCCGCCATTAGCTTTAATTAAATTATCACGGATTTGGATAAGAATATCATTAGTCTTAGTTAATCCTTCTGCAGTAGCAGCAGCTTCTTGTGAACTAAATTTAGCAGCATTGCCTTTAGTTAACATTTCTGCAACTTCGGCTCTGTCACGTTCACCTTTAACTTGAGATAATGCAAATCCTAAAGAATGTCTATCTGTAGGATCTATATTATATTTAGCAAGATGAGCTTTAGCTTTAGCTAATTCTTTAGAAGTATATTTCTTCTTACCTAATGCACTTTGAATACGTGGAAGTTCTTTATTGAACGCTTGAACTAATTTAGTCTTAGTAGAACTATCATAATCCAATCCTTCAATATAACTCATTGCTCCACGAGTATCATTAGCAACTGCAAATTTAGTAATTTGTCTTACTTGACTTGCAGATAATTTATCTTTGATGGTATTTTCTAAGCCTTTAACTGCTTTTCTAGTATCTCCACCACCAATACTAAATTGACTTTGGAATACGGATAAGCTTTCTTCTAATTGTGATAGATCTTTAAAGCTTGCATTCTTGAGCATTTCATCACGATCTCTAAATGCATAATTTTCATCGCCCATAATTTCAAGACGTTGAGCTGCACTTAAGTGACCTGCTCTACCTTGCATGATCATAGATCTATTTGCACGATTATTAAGCTTATTTAATCCTCCACCAATACCTCTGATAAATCCACCGCCAACAAATTTACCAATACCTCCAACGAAGTTAGTAAATCCAGCGATTTTATTACCAAATGGTTTAAGGATATAATCAGCAAAGCGTTTACCTAGCATCATACTGAAAGGTCCACCTAGTATACGTTCTAATGTATTAGAAATTGTATACTTCATAGACCTACCACTATTAATTAAACTTTGGCCAAATATTTTAGCAGACATCTTCAATGGAGAGAATAAATTTTCATTCATAAATCCAAAGAAGTCATCTTTTAAAGTTCTACCGAAGGATTTTAATGGATGAATAACTCCAGATTTAATAGCACCAGCTACGCCACCTTTACGTTTACCATCTTCACCTTTCTCACCTAAGATTAAGTTTTGGAAAGTTTCACTAGAGGAAAGCATTCCCAAACCAGCACCAAGAGCAAGGTTTCCAACTAAGCCCATACCAGTAGGATCTAATAAAACTGTAGCAGCAGAGAAGCCACCAATTTTAGGCATAGATTTCTTAATATAAGCTTGAACTTTAGGACCAAATAGTCCGCCACGGCGTCCGATTTCTTTACCATCTTTATCGTAGTATTTTCTACCAAAGATCTTTTCATTAGCCCATCTGTTGTTTTGAGCAAGAGAGAATGCTCCACCAATAGCTAAAGCACCGACAGGGCCAAAGCCTAATAATAAACTAGGAAGGAAAGATGCAACAGTACCCTTCATAAGAGAAGGATAGTATTTCTTAACTAAAGCTTGTTGTTTACGAGAAATTAAACCACCAGCTCTAGAACCATCTTCTAATTCTTTACCGAATAAGAAATTCTTAGCAGTATCAGATTCTCTAATAAGATTAGCAGCACTACCTAAAGCAGCACCTGCTAATATACCAGTAGGCCCGAATAACATACCTCCCGTAATTAAACCAGCAGCACCACCAAATGCAGTACGACCAGCTATACCAGAGGAATCTTTTCTTAATTTTTCAATATCATTATTTAAAGATTTAGCAGCATCAGAATTTAATCCTTTAGAGTATTCTTTAAGTTTATCAAGTCCAGTATTAAATGCTTGACTTGTTGCACCCTTAGCAGTTTCTGCTAACTCTTTAGAATTTATACCATCAACTTTACCACCAAGAGAAGAAATAGCGTAGTTCAATAATCCAGCTACAACTCCAGTTTTATCATCAGAGTCGAGGAATTTTTGAACTTGAGGTGGAAGAGTATTATATACTGCATTACCAACTTTAGATCTATTAGCAGCATTAGTAGTTCTACGATAAGCCGCTGCAATATCATCTAAACTATTACCACCATCGGCATGAGACATGATAGAACTAAATAGTTTAGCTTTTAAGCTTCGCTCATCTGCTCTAGCTTTAGATCTACTAGCACTGAGTCTATCTGGATTAAATGGATTTTGATCAGCTGGAATAATCAACTCACCTTTAGAGATAGTTGTTAACCCAGTTTCTGGAACAGCCAATGATCCATCAGCAAAGGAATTAATAATACGACTAAGTGTAGATCCGCCTGCACTCATAAATGCACGTTTACCACTCTTAAGCCATTCACCTGCATAATTAGTTCCGAAGTCTTTAACTTTACCCCAAGCATTTCTACCCAAAGCTTTCATAGGTTCATAGACGTTAGTTTTCATCCAGTCCCTAAATTGAG